GCCGCTCGTGCCATCGTAATAAGTTGTAACCTGCCCGCTTGGAACGGTTAATGGTGCTCTTTGTGGCGCGGCACTACATAACAGAGCTCCAACCAACCAAGACGTACTTGGCATATTCCATTTTCCATTAAGCACGTTATTGGTTATACCGCCCGCATAAGTAACGAAGTTTAAATCAGGGTGCGCCAAACCGCCACTAATTACAGCCGACTTTAAAAAACTTAAATCGCCATTCACGGTGTAACCCTGATTTTCTATAATTCCCTGCAATAAAATTAAAAGGCTAAACCATGGCCGAAACATTAACAAAGGGACGCTATTGTAGCCGTCTATATTGGTGCAATGCGGTGGCGGGTTCCAATTCCACCCGGCAGGGAAATAGTTACTATATACTATCGGGTCGCCAACGCCGCCCGAATCGCGCAATATATAAGGTAACCCAGTTGTTTGGTCTGCCAAGCCTTGCTGGGTTCCATCGTCAAATAAAGGGTATTGCGTGGAACAATCAGGCGAACCTCCTTTCAATAATAAGGCTACATTAGCAGCAGTCCATGTGTTAGGTCTTATATCGGTATCGCTAACCGTTATTGTGCTTAAACCTATATTTAAATCCCTTAAGGTTAGAGGCCTTGTTGTTATAATGCCAAAATTTAACGGGTCGGCGTATGTTATATTTAATTTATCAAATAAACCCTTTAAAGCCCCAACAACGCAGCAATTAAATATGTTGGTATCCGTATCGGTTACAACTATATAGCCATCCAATAGCAAGGTGTTATCCTTGTAAACCAAACAGCGTTGCTGCGTATTTCCGAAAGTTGTATTGCCGTTTGCGTCCTGAATTTGCCCGAACAACTTGCAGTTATTCAAACTCATTGGCAGCGCCCATGTTGTAGAGTATGGAGCGGTACGGGAGCCAAGGTCGCTTAAATCGGCGCTTTGGTAAGTTATAGCGAATGTTTGGTCGGGGTCAATATCGGCTAATTGACCGTTTATAAGCAGGTTTATAGCCATATCGTTATAAAGTCTGATGAAATTGCATTCCCTATTTTTCCCTGCGCTTCCGCCAATAATTCATCCCAAATATTTGTAGGTGCCAGATTATTGCGGTTAATGTAATTGCCTGATTGAACTATTTTTCTCGTTATCAGGAACGCAATGCTTTTCCGCTTGTTTTCAGTTTGCTCCATGAATAATTTTTTTTCATCCATCCAGTTCAATATCAGGCTTGACGGGAACGAACCACCTGCTTTCCGGCCGTAGCGTAACGTGCCAACATAAGCCGCCGCGCTATCAACGGCAACAATATCAAACAAACCCCATTGATTGGGAATGTAAGTTATATTTCGTGCCAGGTTGCCGCTTGCATTGGCCGGGCCAAAGCCGTTATAGTTTACCGTTTGAACGGATACTATTGCGGTTGCTGTCAGTTCTTCGGCTATGGTGGTTAATCCCTCGCTTAACATTGAATGGACGGGTTAATAATAACCAAAGTAAGTTTATAGCCTACCAAACCTGCTAAGGTAGTACTTTCAACGGGTGTGTAACTACTGCTATCTATGCGGGCAAATCCGGCAATACCGGACATTAAAGCGAAATTAACCGAATACAGCAAGTCAAGCATATCGCAATATTTATCATCTCTGCTTTTAGTTGCTCCGGCCGCCTTGGCGTCGGTTGCGCCTTTCAGGTCGTCTTTTTCTAAAAAGAACACCGAAACGGTCTGCTTATCAGTTATATTGGTAGGTGCCATGGCTGGCGTAATAGCACCGGATGGCGGCTGAATACAAACCAATGGGTATTTGGAGTTGTTATCGTTTGTAACATCTACCAAATAGCCAAGCCGAACGTTTGACTTTGGGTCGGCTGCCAATGCCGCTTTTTCAATTGCTGCTTTTATTTGCCTTAAATTCATGGTTATTTGCCCTCGGTTGCAATTTCGTAATATTTTTTGTCAAAAGCATTAAGCGCACCTTTATACGCCCTGTGTTTGAATATATCGCCCGTTTCCAGCCACATAACAGCTTCTTGCTTTAAAATATCGCCTCCCGTTAAATCGTATACCCAGCAATAAAATCCAAACACCTTATCTAGCTGGTTAATGCCAGCTCTTATTAATTTTTCGTCAATCGGAAACTTTGGCCAAAGGTCGTGCCATTCATTCCACGCTTCACGCAACGCCCAGAAACGGGGCAACAAGGTATCGGCATGGGTGTACCTGCAATTGCCTTTGCGCCATTTTTTGCCGCTTTTATGGTAACTGTAAAAGGTTTGGGTGAACTTTGTCGGGTCGTTGATTGCTTGCGCCATTTCAACATAACAAACAAACGGCATCAGCCCTAAATCGGGTTTAGTTGCCAATGGCTGCGGATATGTTTCTTTAATTACCGTAATACTATGCGCAATAATTTCCTGCCAATATTCTGGAAATGTTTCGGCAACCTCCACCGGAATGCCAGTAAGCTGATACACCTCATCCATATCCGGAATAAATGATAATGCTTTATCCATGGTTATTTCATGCCATCCGGCGGGAATGAAATACGGTTTATCGTTAATGAATATTGTTTGGCCCATTTTACCAGTCGTTTCTATTTGTTCCCCAGGTGTCGGTATGCGTTGGAATTTCAATAATTGCAACACTTTTTCTGTTAATAAATAACTTCATATTTTCCTCAAATACCTTACAAAGGAAGTAATCGTTTGCGTCGCTAGTATGGCCGTATTGCTCAAAAGGTGCGCCGCCATCAATGGTTACTTTTTTCTTCAGCTTGGTGCCGTCGGCCGCTTCTTGCACGTTATTGTAATCAGCAATAGTATTAATGCAGTTATTGCCAATTAATAGTTCAATAGGGCTATTTGATAGCAATACATGATTAAGCCATTGCCCACGAATAGCTACTCCGGGGGCGGAGCGCAAAACCCTATTTGTTGGACGGATTGGGGCTAATATTCTAATGATAATATCAAAATCCGAATCATTACTAACAGTTGTATGTTTCCCACCTGAGGGGTCGCCATAAACAAAGCATCCAGCTGCATGGTTTCGGTATTTAGCCAAAACCTTTTCGCTTAATGCGGTGGTGCTGTTATCGGGTGTTTTAAGGCAAAACTCATCTATTTGCCATGCCCTAAATCCTTCCATTTGCCAAACCGTACAGGTTATATAAGGCCTAACATTAAAGTCAAAGCTAAAGTGTAATGGTGTTTGGTTATTGTAAACCACCGTGCCCGTATGCTTGCTTTTAACCCATTTTTTGTAAAATAGCCCTTCTTTCTTTTGAGTTCCCCAAACACCACAGGTGTACACATTGTAGTAATGCTCGTTGGTATTCTTGTATTCTTCCAATTCTGCCCTGTAGGAATCGGTTATAAACGGGTTATCCCAATGGTTAGAATGGTGTATAATTGCCGTGTTGGTTACTTGCTTGCCTTTTACTTGGGTTGTAACCGTTCGGGTAAATGATAGGTTTGGCTCGCCAGCGAAGAACTTTTTATAAAACCAGTTATCTTGGTAATTGCCTTCAACCTCGGGGTTGATAGTAAACACCTCTTGAATGTACGGTGCCTTAAGGGTGCGTAAACTACTTGTAACCGTTATAAAATCCTTTTCGGTTGGTATTTCTTCTTCCCACCAAACAACTGTTATATCTCGCACGGACTTAATACGGCCTACTTCATCTTGCCCCCTGCAAATAAACTTATTGCCGTTTTTGCACCGGATTTCTAACGGCGAAACGGTAAACCTAAAATAATCGGAAAGGCCAAAATCTTCTACGCAATCTTTTATTGTTTGCCATTGGCTATCCTTAATCGTATTGGCTGTTTTACGCGTTAATAGGCATCTAAAAAAGGGTTCAACCATGCAGCGCATAATTAACCGCTTTGCAATGCTGGTGCTTTTGCCGGAAGCCCTGCCCCCGTAAAGTATAAGATAACGGGATTTCTGGTTTATAACCTCGTGGAAAGAATCGGGGGCATATTGTTCTGGAAATTCTATTATCATTTTTCAGGCTTCCAAATTATATCTGGCAGTCCAGGTACTTTAATAACTGTTAGGTTCTTATCTGCCTTTTGCTCGTTATCCTGTTTATACGCCCCGGTTACTTTAAGGTATTTTTCAATAGCCTCAAGCCTCCCTCTTATATCTTCATTTTTATTATCCCACACTTCAAGTAATTCTAAAAGTATCTTATGCGTACTTCTTAAAAGCGGCAAAGGTTTTTCTTCCTGAATCGGCGTGAACACTAATTCAGATTGAGGCATATTAAGCCTTGTTTGCAGGTACGTTATTACATCGGGGTTTTTTAGCGTTCGGGAAACTTCAGCATCTGCGCTTGTTTTCTTTAACTTAAATTCGCTTTGAACATAGAGCGAAGTTTCGGCAAAGCTATTGCAAGTAGCATATTGGTTGGCTATCAATAACTTACGCCCATTTATTTTAAGTTCACCTGCCATTACTTGCAAATCTAGCACTTTACTTGCAATTTCTTGCCATTTCTTGCCATACTTACCCGGTAATAAATTAGGGGTAATTATGACTAACAATCCCCTTATTTAGAACCATTCTAAATATACGCAAATGAATACTTTTTTATTAGTTTGTCTTGTTTTGTCTGCATTTATTCGTACCTTTGTTAAGTCGGAAGGGCAACGAGGCCGGAACGATTTAAACCTTAACAACTAACAAAATGAAAACCTACAAAGTGAACGAAGTTACCGCCAACTTTCCAAGTGTATACGAATTAATATGCCATGTGCAGGAAAACCCCGAGCTTTATTTTCCTGATTACGATTTCATGTACCCAAAAAACGGAGATAGCCCAGTAGAATACTATCAATACGATGCGGAGCCAGAGGAATTAGACGCCGATGAAATAGAAAGAGGTTATCTTCCAAGAAAATCAGGGTTCTACACTACTATTAATGGCGAATATCTCGGAAATTATATACATATAACACCTTCCGGCGTACAGGTTAGCCGGATTAACACAATGGAAAACGTAACAATTTTTGCCGCAAACGAAACATTTTATAACATCTACGAAGGCCGCAATGCTTACAACTTACTTCACCAATGCGATAGCTTGGCGGAGGCGTTAGATAGGGTAGAAAGCAATAGCATAGATTGCGAAGCTGGAGACCGAATAGAGGTTTACGAAACCGTTTATTTGGATGGCTCGCAAGTCTCTTGCAAACTGGTATACACGCATATTATGCCTGAAATGGTTTGGGTAGCTGGCAATTACGATACACCAGGCTATTACGAGGAAAGGCCGTATAATGATGTGCAGGACTGCATAACCGACTAAAAAATAAACCAAATGCTAAAATACACCGTACTAATTAATTGCTGTATCGTGGATGTTTTAAAAAGCATCCACGAGGCCGAAAGTAAAGCCGATTGGTTGTGTGAACGCAACCCGTACGCTAGTTTAACCATATTTATAACCATTTAAACAGCTATCAAATGAGATATTACAGAGCAAGCTCAATAAGCAAAGTTATTGCCAATAGCGGCCTATCTTTCAAGGAGTTTTCCGAAAAAACAGGCGTTTCCCGAGATACGCTTTTTAAAGTGCGCAAAAGCGGCAAGCGTAATTTAAGCGTTGAAAGCCTGCAAAAAATAGCTAACGCAATGGGCGTTGGCTTTGTTATTAAACCTGTAAACAACCAAAAAAATGAAAATTAAAAACTTTATTGCCCTATTTGAGGGATTAGACCCCGATGCTGAAATTGCATTCGGTGAAACCCTTACTACTATTTGGCCTGATTGGCACGGGGAGTTTAAAAAAATTTCAATTTCAGATAAATACCTTTTTCAGTATTTAAATAACGGGTATTTAATGCATTTGAACGCTGTTTTAAGCGATTTACCCTTGGAAGGCCTTACAGATGCTTTCATAGAGGCTTTAGACAAAGCCGAAACGGATGCGGATAAAGTCAAATTATTGGTTGAAAGCCAAACCCGCTATAAATTACGGGTAAGGCCGGGCGATGTTTGGGTAACCCTTTTAACTTAACATTTCTGGCTCGGTAACCGCCTATGCAGGTAGTCTGGTATTACCTGCATAAATTCCTCAACCGAGCGAATTACAACAACCAAATAGCCCTGTAACGATAAGTTTAGGGCTATTATTTTTTGTTTGGTGCTGATTTCGCCTTTATCTGTTTTAAATTCAATGTAAAGGGCGTGGTGCGGCTCGGAAGGAACGGCTAGGCACATATCTGGTATACCTGCAATTAAGCCTCTTTTTTTGTCTATATTAGCCGCTTTCGGTGTTTTTTTGCCATCGTTGGTAATCATATATAGCAGGTAACCTTTGTAATCGGGTTGCAATGAAAACCATTTGACGCAGGCGCATTGGAGGGCGGTTTCACGTTTCATTTTAAGTCTAGTTTAGTCTGCGCTATGTGCCCCTGAACACGCTTTATGGCAAGGTTATAATAATGCTCGTCCAACTCGCAGGCGGTTAAGTCAAAGCCGTAATCGTGGCAGGCAATGGCAATGGAGCCGGAACCTAGAAAACAGTCTAGTATCTTATCATTGGGCTTTGCGTATCGGTCAAGTAACCACTTGTATTCGGTTAAATTCATTTTTCCTCGTTCGGTATTTCGGCTTTCGGCTCCAGCGAAGCAAAACCTAGTTTTATTAATTCACGTGCGGCGACTGACGCCTGCCCTTCATGGTGAAGTTCGGCATATTCGTAAATTCGCTTAAGCCAATAAGGCGTTAAAGTTACTTGCACTCGCTCTCTTAAGGTTTTATTTTTGATATTCATTTGTTAATATTTTTCTAAGTTTGATAAGATTTTCGTATGCGTTTTTTGCAGGCCAGTAAATGCGGCCAGAGTTAATATTTGAATTTATCCGCTCAAAAGCGCATTGCAAAAACAATTCGCAATCCCTGATAGTTTCTCCTTTCGCTAACGTAATTGGCTCCGTTGGTATATTTTCGGGATTGGCAAAAAACGCTTGCAGGTCGGCAAGTTCGGGGAATAGGCTATTCATTGGTTTTAACTGTTATGGTTACTTCGCTATCGGCTGGTATTTCGGCAAGGCGGTTGCCTAGCGCATCGTTTACCTGTATTATTTCACCTGCATTAAGGCTTGCAATATAGGCCAATACCATGTTAAACTTTTCCTCTGTATCGGCTTTCAAAGCCGTATCAATAAGCAGCATTATAGCCTGCTTACACCAATGTATAGCTGGCTGCGTTTCCCTGTGCTGCAAAATGCGGCTAATATGCGGGTCGGTGCTTAGTTTGTCCGATAGCTTGTCGCAAAGGTTGTGAATAGAAGCGGTGCCGGGGCTTGCCGCTTTAATCTCGGGGGAAATTTCCGCCAATAGTTGCGTGGCGGAATAGGCAAGCAAAGCATTGCGGGTGGCGTGGAGTTTTTTTTGTTGTTCGGGTGTTAGCATGGGTTTAGTTCTGATTGTCTGTAATAATTATTAATTTTTGTTAAACCCTGCTTTTTTTCGCTAAACAGGTTTATTTTAAACATGTTTTTAGCCTTGGAATAAGAAACAATAATTCCTTTTCGGTCGTATATAGTCCATCCAATGGTTTTCCCGAACACTATCGGTTCGCCTGTTTCAAACGCCCAGCCGCTGGCGCTGCTTTCGCTTTTAATTATCATGGTTTTAATTGTTTAGTTGTTTGTAAATTTTGTACTCTTGACTATTTTCAAACTTGGCCTTAGCTATCGGGCAAACCGGGTAACCATCGGCAAAGGCACGGGAAATAAATTCTTCCACCGATACGCCCTTTTTATGAAATAGGCTAACCAAATAAACCAACTCCATTTCGGCAACCTCGGCCTCGGCCTGAAAGTTAATATTACCTTCTTTCAAGTCAATTAGATTTTTTATTGTATTCAGGCTTTCGCCACCTGCAACCAACTCCTCGGATGCTTCATACCTTAGCCTAGATTTAGCCAATTCTAGGCATTCATAGTATTCTTTGGACTTTTGATATTTCCCTTTGCTTTCAAAAAATTCCAGCAACTCAATAAGTGTGTGAATAATGGTAGCGGGTTTTAATTCAGTAACTACGCTTGGCGCAATTTGAAGGTAAGCAGTTTCAAGGTATCGGGTGGTGTTATATATATCCGGCACTTCACCTGCAACGTATTTATAAATTGCCTGAATGTTTTTTCTAGTAAGTTCATTATCCAACTCCACCAACTTTTTATATTCGGCCTCCAACTTCAAGTACCTTTCGGTTGCTTCCTTTTTAGCCACAATTTCGGGCAACACCTTTTGGCGGTGCTTAAGGTAACCAGCAATTACCTCGTCCAATTTCGGCCAGTCCAGCATACCGAATATTTTTAATTCGCAATCAAAAAAACCGCTTTGGGCAGCGTGGAAGGCCATATACACCTCCCCAATGTTGAAGTCGGGGTATTTGTCAAATATTGACCGTGCCCAACCACGTAACTGCCCCTCGGTTGGGAGGTTATCGGGGTTAATTACATTGAAAAAATCGCGCAAAACGTCCGGCAACTGGTTACGCAACTCATCGATAATTTCGATTGGTTGAAGCTGCTTAACCTTTGTTGGCAATTTGCTTAACGCATATATGCCCTCATGGCTATAATGCAATGTATTCGTTTTCGGAGCCAGTTGGGTTTTTATATTCCTCAAAAGCTGCTGCTTGCTCGGCTCGTTTATTTGTAGTGCTGTTGTTTCCATTTTTGTTATTTGTAAATTGGTTAATTATGTTGTTATATTTTATATCCAATGTTGTAATACTTAAGTTATTAACGGTAAAGCTATCCGCCACATTATGAATTATAAATTTAAGCATTTCTTCAAGTTGGTTAATTTCAGGCCATTGGTCGTTATTCCTTTTTCGGTAAGTGCCTACCATTTTTCTTATTAACCGCTTGAGCGCCAGCGTATCTTTTGCGCCCGAATATTCAAAATCTGCACCAATTCGCTTCTTGTATGCCTCCACAAAAGCCAGCTTACACGGCTGCAAATAGCAGGCGTAAGGGTCGTTTTTGGGTTCATTCGGCTTTTCATTTTCGCCGGGCAGCGGAACCTCTTTGGGTTTAACTGTTTTTTTGCCTTTAGAGCGACTTTCTTTTATTTCTGGTTCCATTGTACCCAAAATAGGTTTAAGTGGCTGTATTGGCTCGTAAACGGGTAAATAAGCCCTAATTGCTTCAATATTTACCTTCATGTAAAGTTTACAAGGAAGCCCTTTCCGTTTTTCTTCAATAAATCCCGATGTTACAAGCTGTTTTCGGGCGGTTTCCAATTCTCGTTTTGAAAAGCCCAGGTTGTGGGCAATGGAGTAGTCGGTCGGCGTTATCCATTCGGCGGGAAATTTCAGCAGGTACGAGGCCAGAAGCGAGGCGTTAATGCCAATTTTTTTTGCAAGTTCCGGCAGGTACAAAATCTGAAATTCCATCTAACGAATTTAGGCAATTACCCGCGAAAACTTGTTTTTCGCAGGTTTTTTTTATTTATTTTTTTATTTATTTATTTCTTTATTAAATTATAGTTATATGCTAATATAACTATATACAATAAGGAGTGCCCGCAAAGAAATTAGCTAACTGCTTGATACTCTACAGTTTTCCTCTTTCGGGAAAACTTGTTTTCCTGTTTCGGGAAAACTGTAATTTACTTTTTTTGTAACTGCTTGATAATTAACAGTTTTCCTTTTTTGGTAAACCCGCTTTAGCGGTTTCGGGAAAACTTGTTTTCCTGTTTCGGGAAAACTGTAGAGTATCAAGCATTTACGTTGTTTTGTCAAGCAGTTATGAAATTGCTAGAAAGGTATATAATCGGATTTATTTTCGGCCATTTCGGCATCAATAATTGCCTGTTTTCTCTTCTCCAAATACGCAATTCCTTTGTCCGCTTTCAATGAAGTAAAGCCTTTATCGCAATAACTTTTAAATGACTTACTCCAAATGGCTTCGGTGTTTTCATCCGCTTTAAAATCGCACAAAGCCTTTAATTTAGTCATTTGCGCCTCGGTGGCCAATGGCTCTTTTAATGGGGCTGGCTTTGATTGTTGGTGCGGCAATGCTGGTAAAGCTGCTTTTGCTTTCGGCTCTTCATAAGCATCTCTATCCGCATCCGAAATATCGGCGGTGGGAATAGATAACAAGGCTATTAAAGCGTATTTTAAAGCCATGCTTGTAGCTTTTGGAGTAGCTTTATCGGTGCTGTCTATGCCGCATCCTTCGGCCTCAACGGAAACAAAAGAACCATCTAACGCGATAAAATCAAAACGTATTCCCAAATGGGTTAATACTCTAATTTTATCTTTTTCAAGAGGCATTACATTATGACTTCTGCTTGTAATGGTGCTACCTATTACTATTGAATATTTGGTAAATAGCGGATGCACCGCATTTAAGAAATCATCAATCCCCCTAAATTTGTAACTGAAGCCTCCGCTACCAGCGGTTTGGCTTTTAGGTATGGCGTCAAGCTCGTCCATAACCTTGTGTAATTGTTCCTGAATTAGCATTGTTTTAGTGTTTAGTGTTTAGAAAGGTAAATCATCATTATCTTGCTGTAAATGCTTAGGAAGCGGTGCTTCTTTTTGAGCGGGCATCGGTGCAGTGGTGGCTATTACCTTATAGGCTTTTAACGAAGGGTAACGCTTTCCTTGCCATTCGTTGCCCTTTACGTTAAAGCTAATTGTAACTTCGTTGCCGATTAAAGGCGAGCCATCAAGCACGTTTATAAGGGCGTTAGACAACTCAAATACAAGTTTGTCCGGGTACTGCCCTTCAATATCTACCCAAATTTTCTGGTTAGTATAATTGCCCCTAACCTCTGGAGCGCAAACAGTTACAAGTTTGCCAGTTATTTCAAATGCCATTTTCAGTATATTTGTTTAAATGCGTAGGCGGGTAATTGCAATGGTTTTGCTATGGCAGGTGCGTTCCAAATGCCAGTTCTTTTGCATTCGGCGTACACCTGTAAATCTTTTTTATAAGCTATCCGCCCCAGCTCAATTTGTTCGTCGGTAGCGTAGTAAACTGCCACATAATTAGGCTGTTCTTTTTCAGCCGAAATAAAAACAAAACCTTCAGGCATATTTCCGGTTTCGGCGAAATATCCATCCATGTAGTAAGCTGCTTGCACATGGTATCGGTAGTTATAGGCCGAACGGCCAAACGCTTCAGGTGTAGCATCGGTGGTGGTTTTTAAATCTATTATCCATCCTCCGAAGGTTACCCAATCGGGGCGGCATTTGCACATAACACCAGTTTCGCTATCCTGCCAAGTTAAAACCGTTTCGGCTTGCCCTGGCATAGCAAGCAACGTAGCTATGTTAGGGTGTAACTCGGCAGCATCTACCAACATCTGCGCTTCAAATACGGTATCAGCCAATACAGGTGTTCTGCCATTAACCGACAAACTAAACGCCTCGTGCCCTGCTTTGCCTTCTTTAGTTCGGCGGTCAAATTTGGGGCTTACAACAAATTCATCGTCAAATTTTTCCGGCTCAAACATTAAGGTGTGCGCCAGCCTGCCAAATATCAAAGCAGGCGTTTCTTCCTCCTTTTCATGGTTAGGGTTAAGATATTTGTGCCAGTAGTGAAGTGGTGATCTGTTAATAAGGTCAAGCCCAGATTTAGAGATATGGGTAGTATCTTCGTGGTAATTTTGTGAGGTTATCATTGTGTTAGTCAAATTGCCCGTTAGTGGGCGAGCCTTTAAGGGTTTGGGTTTGTTTGTGAAGTGTTACTAAATTATCATGGGTGGTGCTAAGCAAGCCTTTAAGATAGTTGTTTTCGGCGTTTAGCTGGCTGTTTTCGTCGGACAGATCCTTGTTTTCCGCTGTTTTTATATGCCAGATTAAAGCGCATAGAAATGCCAGGAATACGAAGGCAATAAACAGAATGGGGATAGCAATAGGGTAATTCATGGTTAATCGGTTGGGGGTTTAGAGTTATTTATGGCGGCTTCTTGACGTACTTTTTCGTCTTTTATCCATTGCTCAACGAGCGGCCAGTATTTATGTGTTTTGTCCTCGGTGCGAACGATGCGGTAAAACACACCTCGCTTAATTGACGGGTGCGCTTCGCATAGCCTGCGTACGCCTTTAAAGCCGCAAGCTATTTGGGTGGGTGTTCGTGGTTTATTCATTTGTAAGGAGTTTGTCTGAATTGCCATGCAAAGGTACGAGCAAAAAATTACGCTCCAAATTATTTTCATTTTATTTTTTTTCTTTACCCAAAAAACCGCATTTAAACGCTATAAAGGCCATTTTTAGCTAAACCCATGAAAATAAAATGAAAATAATTTTGGTGGTTAAAATTATCGTTTTACCTTTGCAACATTCAATTAAACAACTAACCAATAACAACAATGAACGAGTTAAAAGCAATTACGCTGGAAGTAGTAAAAGGCGATTTTGTGGAAAATGCAAAAGCCTTTTATTTGCAAGATTTAACATTTAACGCATTAGTGCCAGGCACCTCGGAAAATGATTTTTTTAAACAGGCAGACGAAAAAACCTCCGAATTACCCCAAACGCTTTCGCTAACGGATACTAAAGGGTATAAAGTAATAGATGAGCATCGGAAGGTTTTAAAGGCCACAAGGCTTAAAATAGCCAACCGAAACAATGCGGTTAAAGCCCATATAAACCAAACAAAAAAAGAAGTTGAAGAATATGCCGAGTATTTGACTTTGCAGTTTGTTTCCCGTGAAAGAGCATTGCAAGCTATTACCGATGTTGTGGATGCCGAAAAAGACCGCATTGAGGCAGAGCGCAAAGATGTGCAACGTATAGAGCGTGAAAAAGCCGCTAAACTGGAAGCCGAAAAGCAGGAAAGAATGCAGGCTAAAAGCAAATGGCTTGGGCAAAATAAGTTTGCGTTTGACGGCGAAAATTGGCACTCTCCATTCCGCCCTCAACGCATTGTTCCCGCCGATATATTAGGCGATATTTTTCCGTGGGTATGGGATGAAACAGTTTCCGAATTTGAAGCGGATAAAGCTGCGCATGAAAAAGCAGAAGCTGAAAAGAAAGAAGCCGAAAGGCATAAAGCTGAAAGGCTTGCAGCATTTGAGGCCAAAGAGCGAGAAGAAAAAGAAAAAGCCGAAGCCGACCGGAAGGCTAAAGAAAAGCAAGAAAAAGAGGAAAAAGAAAAGCAGGAGGCATTACGCCTGCTTGCCGAAATGGATGCCAACAAAGAAACTGAAAAGCAACGGATAGCTGACAATAAGGCCGAGGCCGAACGCATAGCCAACGAGCAGGCCGAACTGCCATTTGCCCAGATTGCGCCTATCGTAACACCTCAATAGGGTGTAAATGAGAATACAGAGGAAATTTATAACCTGGACTTGACTAATGAAATTGGCGAATTTTCGGAGATAATGAATTTGGCCATTGAAGATGCCGCCAAAACAGATGTCCTTAATTTGGAAGTAAAAAAGGAGTTTTTGCGCACACACGAAAGACATTTTAAGGTTATTGGAAGGTGCATACTTTCCGATATTAACGACCTCTTTTTAGAGCCTAACAGCGAAAATCTTAATTCTTTAAAAGAAAACACGCTTGCCCTCATCGGCTTAATCAATTCCATAAACCCCAACGAACTAATATAATGGCAAAAATTAATCAACAAATAGTTTACGTAAAAATTACGCCGGATGGCGAAATAATCCAAGAAACTGGTAAAATAACGAAGTACGAGCAAAGCGATTTTGAAGGCGTTATTGCTGTTATAGCAATGAAAGACAGATTTAAGCGTGTTTATTGTGATTTTCGCAATAAAAACGTTCAAATCTTAAAAAGCTCCCAAAATGCAGAATTTCACGGGTGGGCATTACCTGACTTCGCTAATCAACTGGTTGTTAAGATCCTTTCAAATAAAGAAAATAATCTTCGCCAAAATATTGAAGATGCGAGAAACGCACTTATCAATGCGGAAGTTGCATTAGGGTTGTTTCAGGAATTATCGGAAAAAGTTAAAAGCAAAATGTAATGGAAAAAAAGATAACATCTATTTGGCAGGCAGCCCAAGAAAATAACCAATTCAGAAACCCCGAACTTGACAAACTTATAATTACTGAAGGATTCAGGTTTCAAAAAGAATTACAGGCAAAAATAGA